CCATTGGAGATTACTTAAGTAATGTGGTATTAAAACCACTCCATAACGAGCTTATGACTTGTCTGTCAGGTTTGAAAGCTGACAAGACACATAAACAATGAACCCTTCAGACGCCTGATATACTAAATCAGGACGAATGACCAGTCTCTGTCGATTTAACGGCAGCAACTGACAGGTTACCCCTTCTGATCACAGAAAGAGTCCTCACAGAATACTTCAACGATACTAAGATCGGAGAAGCTTGAGGAAAACTTATGTGTGATTTCCAATTTGCATTTAAAACTAAAACGCTTAAAGGATCAGTTAAGTACGGCTGTGGTCAACCCATGGGTTTGTATAGTTCGTGGCCTGCAATGGCCTTAACGAATCATGTGCTAGTTAGACTAGCAGCTACAAACTTAGGTAAGGATAATTTTCAAAGGTACATGATCATAGGTGACGATGTAGTCATCTACGATAAATATGTAGCAATTGAATATATCCACATTTTGAATCAAATGGGAGTAGAATACTCCTTAGATGATACAATATGACCAAACGATATGAAACCATACGAATTCGCAAAGCGATTATTTCGCAACGGGTTAGAGGTTTCTCCGCTACCGTGGAACTTATACAAGACTAACAAAGCCTTGTTTTACTGAGTTCACTTGGAACGGTACTTGGCGTTATTCCAGAATCCTGATACCTGCCTAGCTTTAGGTGACAGGGATCTCGAGCAAGATTTTGCTCGATGGTCTACACCGGCACTACTAATGGATTACTATTTACACACTGATTTGTGAATAGCTGAACCAGAGGACTCGTCTAGCCCTGTTAGGGCCTTAATAGATGGAGTCTTACCGTACGCCGTTAGTCAGGGTGCACCAGATTGCTCCGAGAGGGGTCCTGATGTTGTTTCATCAGGACAAGTTAAGTCTCCGAATCTTATTTCAGATTCCATGACCTCATCCTCTACGGATAACATATCTTCGCACATCAATCACTGGAGGGACAATAGTCAACGACCAGAGCATCTGATCTTCTATTTGTATCTCAATGAGATGTGGTCACTAGACCATTCTTACAATAAAGAGTTGTCGAGTCTTGACGAATTATCAGAGTCAAGACTCCTCTCTAGAGTAAAAGCTAATAGATCAACTCAGCCGCTGGGCCGACTGGCCAAGGTGGATCCCGTACTCGAAAAGATAGAGCTATATAAGAAGATTCTTTGAAATCTTAGATTATATAAGCATGACCAAGTTATAGGAGACCCGCTTTCACGAGCCCGACCCTTTCCTTGGCTAACTTTTCACAAAGGTTACAAGACTCACTATAAAGAAATATTTAGCAGAGTCGTTATTTCTCAAAAGGGAATGACAAGTAACCCCTGATTCCAAGACGAATGCGAGTGAGTATTGCGATGAGAGAATAATCTCTGTTCTCTCACCTCTACACAACGTGACGTCGTTCATCAGTTTCTCCTAACCCATAGGATTAACAGAATGGACAAGCGTGAGGATGACACCATAATCGATTAGGGATGGGTACCTAATCGGGAAATGATCTACTTAGAAGATCAGCGCGGTGGATG